CTAAAAGGGAAGGTTTCATCATAGTTGCTGTTGTATTGAATGGCCATCATTAGACTCCTAGTCGTGAATTTGCGATGTAATGAAACAAAATCCCTGCTGTTGCTGCCGTGGATGAGGATATTGGGCCAACCATAGTACTTAATCCTGTTCCACGGTATGAAAACCCATAAACGCCGTTTCCACCAAAGGTTGTATAAAATGTTGCGACATCTGTTTCGGATTGGCCTGTTGCGCTTGATCCGTTTAAGAAGGCTAATACACGGTTAACAGTGGTTGATGCGCCCGAATAAATCGAAAGCGTAGGCGATGCCCTTTTAATTACCTTATATTGCACGCCAAAACCGTTAGGGAAACACGAAACGTTTGCAGCACCTTGGTTAAAGTATGCGTTTTGAGGCTCGTAACATGCGCTTACTATGCTTGAACGCTGTGGCCCTGTGGTTAATGTAGCACCTCCGGGTTCAAAGCTTGTCTCATAATAATATTGGCATCGTCGCAAGGTTTCATCAAATGTTAACGACGGAACATCAATAGCAAAGTCGTTTTGCACCAAGGATACTTTGTTAAACACGATATGGTCAGGCGTTCCTGATTGAATCATAGAATCTAGCGTGTAAATAACAACGCCCAAAGTCATAAGGTTCGTGCTTGCAGCAGGAAGTTCAAATCCTTCAAAAAGAAGCTCGTTAGCCCCGTTTACAAGTAAATAGGTGGGATCGTTTTCAGCCGTTAACGCCGTCCACCCTGCAGCAAATGTTGGCTCACCGCTTGCAGACCATGAAGCAATAGGCTCTGTTTGTGATACCGCACCGGGTAATGTGGTTCGATAAATAAGCTTCATCTTCATTCGAAGCGTTAAAGCCGGGTTTTGAAGTTGGGCTATAATTTTTACCAAGCTTGAAAATACCTTACCCCAACCGGCTCTTATGGTTGCCGTATCAACGTATTGAATAATGGCAAATTGATTGTTTGCGGTAACAGAGGCTACTTGAAAGCCGTAGTTATTGACAACAGACGCTCTAGCCGTTGAAATATTATTACCAATCGCCCCTGATACATAAGCTTGTTGAATAACAATTGTTTGATCTGCTGTATACCCAAAGCTTGCAAGGTTAGTGGCTGCCACAGGGTACGCTTGCCAAGGGTTAAGTCCAAAATCCCATCCGGTTAATACGCATTCTTTTTGCTGTCTTAAAAGCGAATCGCGATAGTAATGGAAGGTATAGTCTTGTTGACGCTCAATTGAATCTTGAATGTATTGGAAATTATTTGCCGTATTTGAAGTCAATAATTGCAAGCTAGTTACATAGATATCGACCGATGTTGGCAAGAATAGCCTGTATTCTATCCACGCATCAGGCGGTGTATCTGTATTGGTTGTGGCCGGCATCAAACCGTGGTCTGTATATTCGTTAAAAGTATCCGTTACAACGGTAGATGCCAATACAGTTGTTAAAGGCGTGCCCATTGAATCGTACATCTGCGCTGATATATTTTGAGGTGCGCCCTGTATGCGCGCTGTCACAGAGCTTGCAACATAGCGGGATTGCGTAAAGGTAGACCAAAGCATACCGTTTTCGTTAAAGCGTTGGCTTAGGTAAGGGGTTCCCGTCCACGTTCCGCTTAACGTAATACGCAAGGCATAGGGCGCATTCGTTGGATTCGCAAGGGTGCTGGTTAAAGCTACACGCTCAAGGGTTACGTTCCCTGTTCCTGTAAGGTTTAAGAACCAACCCGGTGCTACTTCAATAGGGTCTGGATCGGTAACGCTTGTAAGCGCATAGGGCGAATTAAAACTAATTAAAGAAAACTGTGCGTTTGTAATTTGGTTATCGGTAGCAACCGCTGTGGTATCAACAGGCGTATCCCCTGAGCCACCGGGTGAATAATTCTCTACCAAGTAAATTAACGGATCGGATTGCGTTGAGCCTTGTCTAAATTCAAGACGATAAACAACGTCAGGATCCCAAAAGATATCGACAGGCAAAGTACCGTTTGCCAAAAACTGTATGGGGTTAGACCAAGGCGTGCCGGAAACCGTGTGATATACGGTTGCAGGAACATAAGGGATCGTGTTCTCAAGCACAAACATATAGAATGTGTCATCGAACTGATGACCTGTTAGGTCAACAAAGCTCCATACTGGATTACTACCTCTCACGTAGCTGTTAGCCATATATCATCCTTAATATTATGCTTGTTTTTTGTCCAATCACCACGCTATACTCCTATTTTTAGGAGACAAGACATGCGTATCAACATACCATTTTTAACTTTTTGTGGCCTAAGCTACGTTAGTATATTGTCAGGTAGCTTAATTTTTTTCTTATTTTTAATGTCGTTATATTTTGTCTTCTTGACAGAATGTTAACGTCCCATTAATAACTTTTTAAGTTCTTCATAGCCAAGTAATCCTGTGGCTCCTAATCCAGCATAGCCAACCTTTTTAGCCAAAGGTTTGTGCAAATAAATTCCAGGCTGCTTTTTGGCTAATTGAATCATAAATTCTTCATTATTTAATAAATCTTTTACAGCACTACTCGGACGCAATCTTTTTGCTTCATATTCTGATAATTCTTCTAATGAAGTATACGGGATTACATTCTCTTTGTACTTAGTACCAAGGTTTTCATATTTCATCGCCAGTTCAGGGCTTTTACCCAAAGCGTTATTAGAGAACATGGATTTTTTAATCCCCTTTCTTGCTTCTAATACTGCTTTATAGGTCTTATTTTGGCTTGGTGTAAGACCGTTCTTACTAGCAATTTTATCTAGATGTCGCTGTAATGCGCCTAATTCACTTTGCGCCCAATGAGCGTTTTCAATAGTAGGGTTAGCGACATATTCTTTTAAAGCCGTATGATGCTTGGGCTGTGAGTTTTTAATGATATTAGCCTGATTTGAAGTAACGGCTTTCGTAGGGCTAGCATGAGTAAGTCCTTGACCGGAAGCCTCGTTAAATAAGTTACTGTAATCTTGTTTAGCAATTGCGTATTGTTTGCCTTTTTCTTTAGACAAGGATTTCATAATACCTTTAGCAGTAACAGATGGAACCTTAGAAGTAATTGTTTCTGGAGCCATAAATAACGGCGCTACAGCACCAATATCCTCCCAAAGCACATCGCCGGGCTTTTGCTCACCCATAACCGCTTTTTGTAATCCGGTATCGCCCACTTTAAGCTTTTCTGCAAGACCCATCGTTTGTTTAAAGGGGAATATTCCTTTTGACCCAAGATATGTGTTGATATTCAAAGGGAGGTTATACAATTGCTTTCCACCCTCCAATAGGCTGGACATAATTCCACCTGCGGCACGTCCTGTACCGGAAAGAGGATGCTCTGCAATTTGCTGTCCCGCTGCCGATATTTCTTCAGGCAATTGCATAACCTTTTCACCACCTTTCATAAGAAGGTTTGCGCCTGTATCAAGAATGTCTCCAGGAATAGAGCCTATGCCTTGGCTTTCTTGTTGCTGTGGTACTTCAGGCTGTCTTTGTGCTTGTCGTCTTGCTAACTCACGCCTTGCAAGCTCAGCACGCGCCATTTCAGGTGTAATAGCCATTATTGCCCTCCGCTTGCTATGCGCTGCAATTCTTCCTCTGACATTTGCGATAAGTCCATATTGGAATTATCTTCCAGAGGTTGCTCACCTGTTTTCTTTTTAGAATTATTGATTGAATCAATTAATTGTTGGCGCATAGATTCAAGCTTACCAATAGCAACGTCTTGTTGTTCGGCATGGCTAGGCTTTAATTGTGCTGCCATCTTCAAAGCTACGATGTTCCCTCTTGCAGAAAGCTTTTGCTCAAGCCCTGCTATAGCGTCTGATATTAAATTCTGCCATTTACCAAAGTTTTTGTTTTTAGTAGTTTTGGCAAAGCGATCAGGCATAAAGCCGTGTCCAAACATATCAGGATTATTTTTGGCAATTTGCAAGAGTTCATCGACGCCTTTTAAGGATTTCTCAAGAGTTGGCAAATCCTTTTTAACTGCCAATATCTCTTTTTGTTCAAGCGCTTTGGTTTTATTTTGGGTTTTAATATTCTCTAATTCAATTTTAGATTGCTGCTCGGCTGAACGTTTTTGCTCAGGCGTTTCTGTAAACGGATCGAATCCAAACTTAGATTTAAAATAACCTCTTAATAACGGATTATTTTTAAGCATATTAATGTCTAAGCCACCCCCTTGTTGTTCAGGTTGTACAGGTGGTGCTTCTTGGGCTTGCGTTAAACCTTCAGGTGAAAACATTCCCATGCCTTCGCCCATTTCTTGGGTTGGCATTGAAGGCAATTGTCCGCCTCCTTCAGCGCCCGTCATTCCACCGCCTCCCATAGCACCCATCAAGTTTTTAAATTGATTTAATTCGTACATAGGATCGTTTGAATGCTGAAGCTTTAATAATTGCTGTTGCATGATCATGCGCTGCAAATCAGAGTTAGCCCCAGCGCGCGCTGCAGCAGCTTTACTAAGTTTCAATTGTTCTTGGAAATGGCGCTCGGCTTGCGCTTGTTTTTCACGTTCAATTTCAGGTTGAATCATACGTGAGAACATAGAAGAGCCGGTATTTACGCCCTGTAAAAATCCAGATCCGGGAAGTCCTGGCAATGGAATCCTAGTAGCCATTACGCACCTCCTGTCGCGTATGTGCGCCCGACGGGATTATAGCTTCCTGTTGGTGACCATCCCATCTTTTGTGATAATCCTGCGCCCAAAGCCCCACCAATTGGGCCACCTAAAGCGCTTCCAACAAGACCAAGGCCACCGCCTAATAATTTACTAAAGAGGTCTCCTTGAGCGTTTTCTTTGCCGTATGCCATCTCAGCAGAGCTTTGACCCATATTCATGGCATTGCCCGACATTGCGTTAGCAGCGTTTGCGCCTTTGCCGAAAATATCTTGACCTATGCCAACCCCTGCTAGGTATTTTTGCATTAAATTATCTAGGTAGTTTTGCCTGTCATTTAATCCAATTTGAGTCGTTCCGGATTGAATAGCGTCAAGAGCCGTACCCGAACCCATAAGACCCAAACTACTAGCAGCATTAAGACCGTGTTCTTTAGCCAGCGCTTCGGCTTGTTTAGCAGCAGGAGATTCCGCATAACCTTGTATCCATTTATTTTGTAATTCTTCAGGGTTTAATAACGCCTTCATAGCGGTATTGATATCCCCATAGGCGTTTTGGCCAAATTGGTTATAAGGCTGTAGAAATCCCTGTCCTTGCTGATAGTATTTATCAAGCTGCTCTTGGGCTTTGTCATAACCCTTCTCCGGGTGTAAAAACTTTGATAACCAACTCATACTCATACTCCTTATGGGTACGGCGTTGTGGTGAATTTAACCAACGCTCCGCTTTGCATCCCTACATAAACGTTATTAGTAGTATCGTATAAAAATATGCCGTTTACTAACGTTCCGGCTACGAACAAATCATTTATTTCTGTAGCCGTATAACTTTGTCCACCAAATAAATTTATGGTGTTTTGAATATCTGATAAATTTTCATTCAAAGAATCGACCAAAACCGAAACCCATGAATTAAATTCAAAAGAGAATTTTTCACTATTTAAAGGTGCTGCATCAATTCTATCAAGAAAAATAGGCATTAATTAGCACCCCCTGAAGTACGCTCAATCAATTGAACGCCTCCTAAAACAACAATAGGTGCGGAGCTTACGCATATAAGTTTATAGCAGCGGTTACGGCTTACCCCTAATTGATACCAGCGCATACGCCATCGGTATTGGCCTAATTGACTAAACGGTCGTAAATCAGCTGAAGTAAAAGTAACGCCACCGTCGTCGCTGTAATAAAGCTCAATATGTGGTTTAAATAAGGCGTTATAATGGGAGTCATCAAAAGTAGGCGTGTTAGTACCCTCTTGTATAATGAATTTACCGTCCTCATCCACAATAAAGATCGGCGACTCCGGAGTTGAGTCTTCAGATACCACATAAACCGTATTAAGAAACGGCGCATTGCTTTGATAAAACGTTTGGTCTCCGAAAACAAAGTCTATCTCCACGTATTTTGTTTGAAATTCCGAATAGTCCTCTTCATAAATTTGTTGGGTTACGCATTCATAACGCATAGGGTATTTAAAGAAGGCATCCGCTGCTTGAATATCGGTTTGTGCTGTGTTTCGCAATTCGTTGTAATAAATATTGCCGGCCATGACATACATTGCCGGATCGTCTTGAACCGTTACCAAGTGACGTGCGCCAAAATAGACGTGCCTTTGTATCCTATTGCGCTCGCCATTTAGTTCAATACAACGATGCCAAGTTTGTGTTTCAAAGTTGTATTCAATGCAATTGGCTTGGGCGGTTACGTCAACTTGTCCAAAGTTTTGATAATTTCCGGCTGATACCCTATAGAAAATGGTGTTTTCGTATTGGTATAAAAACCCTATGGCATTGTCTTCAATAAAAGGGCTTCCGGGAGATTCTTCAGCGCTTCCTTCAAGTAGTACGTTTATTGCTTGCGAAGATATATCTTCGGGTTGTTGTCCGTTTGAGGCCATAAAACTTACAAGGCCGTTAGAGTTACGGGCAAGCCAACACATACGTCCAAAGTCTACCGATAGACTAAACGGATCTTCAATTCCATAATCCCAATTGTATGAACTATTCAATTTCCACGGGAATTCGCGTGTAACCCCTGCTACGGTGATTTGTGTGATAATATTTGCCCAAATATCTGTAGTAAAATCACACATAATGTATAATTGGTTATGAAGAACTGCAAATTGACCAATAACACCGGAGGCACGCGCGAATAAAGCTGTGCCGTTTACAGTGAAATAGGTGTTAAGGGTTCCTGTTAAGTTGATTGTGGTTAAATAAAAGTCAGGCGTTCCCTTAACACTAACTACAAAACGGTTACCAAACGCGGCGACATAGAGAGGTTTGCCACCGGTGGTTGCACCTCCCGGAGCTAAGGGATCGGTAACCGTACCCATTGTGACCGATGTACCGCTTTCGGTTATCACATAAATATTTTGTTCATCGGTCATCATAGCGTATGTAACGTTACCCACCGGCAAAAAAGCAAACCAAATGTTTGTGCCAAGTGCTACCGTTCCAATTTGTCTGCGGTTAAACGCAGCGTCAACTTGATAGACAATTGTACCGTCAACCACGTAAACGTAATTTACCGTTTTAAATACGGCGCGTGGTTCGTCATCAAAAACTAATTTAACTTGATTTAATAAGCTAACCCTTTTGCGCCCCATTGTAGGATATTGAGCTTGCTTTTTTTTACCAGAATCAACGGCTATCCCATACCAATTGGCGCAGTCCATTGCTCCGAATTGGGTGAAACGCTGTCTGTCGTAGTAACAAAATATTGGCAATGGTTCTATAGGCATTATATCCCCGCTCGTACACGCCATGCGCCGTTTAAGAGAGATTGTTCATCGCCTGTTATGGATAAATTAACCTCACTTGCTGATTCAATAACGTCTTTTGATTCTCGATATTGTTCTTCAAGTTTCGCAGTCCACGCTTCCGCACGCCCTGTGTAAAGGCATACGTCTTTAGCGGTTGCAAATAAGAAAAAGCGGGTGTAATAAGCGGGCAATACATTCATATCGTCATTGCTTGTTAAGTCCGTTAATTGAAACTTTCCTCTTGCAAAAAATTCATAAAATTGGCTTGGTGCTGGATATAATTGCGCAGATACCAAATCGGTATCGGGGAATGTAATCAAAAACCGTGGCAATCCCTTTAAAGGCTCATATTTCCAAGCTGCCAAAAATTCATCACGGCTTTTTATAATTAAAGGATACGTTACGCCTGATAAAATAAGCCATGCGCTGTCTAAATTAGCCAACCGTCCTTTTTGAATATAGGCTACCGTGGGATCGTTTGCTTCGTTGGTAAAGGTAAGCTGATATGCCCCTGTAAGCGTTGCAAGATTGCTTATGGTTATTAAATTGTTATCAATCTCGCTTATTACGGTGCTTGCAGGAATTCCGCTACCACTAACGCCATCACCTACCCTATAAAGCGTGCCGTTTGCTACGCTAAATTGGTTTGAACCTGTGGTAACAAGCACATATTCTGATTGTGATTGTTGCGTATAATTCGTTGGGGTAAAGTAAATTTTATTAACCCCGTTATTTACGTCTGTGCTTACGGTCTTAGCAATTGGAAGCATAAGCCCGTTGCTGCCATAATAATTTAACAATTGGTTCAAAACTTGAATACAAAGCTTTTCATCATCCCCGTGTAAGGGAATAGTTGGGTTTTGTGCGCTTATAAGGCGAAACACCTGAAAGCAAAAGTCTCGAACCGTGTATGGCATCATTTACTCCGTTTTTTAGGCACATCTTCCTTCTCGACAACCGGTTCAGGCTCTTTTTGTACTTCAGGTTCAATCACATGTTCAACCGAATCAAACCAAAGTCCTGAAGCCATACTAGCTTCAAATTCATCCCAGCTATTAACTAGCTTTTTCTTACCATTTGGCCCGTACACAAAGGCACGAAAACCTTCCTTGGCAATGGAGCGTCCTAAATAAATTGCTTGCATCCCTTGCATCACTCCTCCTTAAAAAACACCCTTCCAGACAACCCTAAATTTCTAAGTTGTCTGGAAGGTTTAGCTTACGAACAAATCCGTACAGCAAACTCAGGGTTAATTGCCACACCGCATATAACGTCGATACGGTCTAATTGCTCGTAGTTACGGATATCCGCACCAAGAGAATAAGTCATGGACAATTTGTACAAGTCTGAATAACGGGTTACTGCTTCAACACCACCTCTTAGTTCCTTAATTGGGGGTGCTGCGAAGACAACCGCTTGAGTGTGATAAGCCAAAGATACGTTATGAGACTCACGCAATAACATTTGAGCGCCGTTAGGGATGGCTGCAGAAATGTTTTGACGAGCGCCGTCAATAACGATAGTTGGGTTAACAGGAATATCTGCGGTGTTACCACCAGCTGATATAACTTGAGCGGTTACTACGAATTGAGCGCGTTGTTCCAAAGCTTCATAGGTTAAAGGGTTAACCATGAATACACCGGCTGCATCATCAACTTCAATGATATCGCCTTCTTGGAATACAACAGTGCCGGGTGCTTGACCAAGACCTGTTACAGAGATGGTATTACCGCCTGTAATTGGGCCGTTGGTTACGGTTCCTGCTAACAAGAATCCTGCAGGAGGTGAACCGCCTAATTGACCAGCACCTGCTATTTGTCTTCCTAAGAAATTGGTCTTGAAGAAGTCAAAGCCTGACAAGTGACCGATAAAGCCGTCAATCAACGCACCTGTGTTTACGGTGTTATTGAATACGTTGTATAGGTCGTTTGAAAGGTTAGCAGCAACGCGTGGAGGCACGGCACAATAGCGCTTTCCGTCTTCAGGAATAGCAAGCTCTGTCATGTAAGCGTCAGCACTTAAAATAGTGTTGAAATCTACAGGAACGCCGGGTGTACCTACCGCTTGATAAGTTGCAGGCCAGAAATTCTCGCGAGCAATGAAGTTTTCTACCAAGTTAGCCAAACGTTTAGCACGAGGCGCGTTTGCCATTTCAAGGTAGGGTTCATCACGTGCACGATCGAATGTCAGGTTAAACCCTGTGTATTCAATCATGGTGCGGAATTGCTTAGTAATAGAAAGAGGTCTGATAACCTGTACACGGGCTTCGGCTGTAGCTGTAGCGCCTTCCCCTGCTAGGTATCTTTCTTCTAAGCGGTAATCAAGTGTTTGACCGGTTGCGAATCTTAGGTTTTTAAAATCACCTTCAAGATTGCGGTTTGAGGTTCTTGCAAATGCAAGAGAGTTCCAGAAACGCACAAATACGTCGTCCAGAACGTACTGCGTCTCTCTAAAGACGTTAGCCATTATTGTTCTCCCTGAACAAATAATTAGAAAATTGCACTAAATGTGCGCCTTACTTCTCATTTGTCCGACGGTCGACAATAATTACGCGTCTATGTGTAGGTGAACGACTTCCTAGTACGGTTCAATTTGAATCTTAGACCAATAGTTTACAAATTGTCAAACATTGCTATCATGTATTGGCTAGGCGTGGTTTTGCATAATCGATTCGTCCAACAGAATCTATCCTTAAGTGACTTTTTCTTCAAAACTTCTCACACGCCTAGCAATTTTTAACCCCTACCTCTACGCGCTGTTAATTGCGCACGTTTTCTTGCGTCGGCTTTTGCTATTAAGTCCTCAATAGAATCACCGTCTTGTTTTTTCTTAGTTTGTGGCAATCCTGCATCTTCTTTAGTTCTTGAAACAGGACGTGGTGCTTTTGTACCTTGCGCTGTTTTTCTCATACGTTCCTCAAGTTTGCCCATTTCAACCATTTGAGCGTAAGGGTCTGGAATTTGTGATATTCGCACAAGCTCTTGAGGATGGCGCTTACTTGCTGCATAAACAAAAGCGGTTGGATCTTCAATTCCACGCAAAGCCCTTGTCATATGGTCTGTTATAGGCTGATTACCAACGACCTCATGAAAGTCACTAAAGCGCCCCATACCCGTTGTAAATTTCTCTTGAAGGGCAATTTGTGCTTCTTGTTCTCGTTGTTGCTGTGCTTGGGTAACTTGTCTCTGCCCAATTTTGGTAATAGTTTGTTCAATTACGGCCTCTAATTGTTCCTGATAATTCATATCCGAATCAGGGTTATATTCAAAGTTTTGTTGTGCTTGTTGAATTTGCTGTTGCGTTGGTTGATTCCCCTGTGGGTTTTCTTTAAAGCGACGCTGTATTGCGTTTTTTATTGCCTCGTTTTTTTCCTCTTCGGTGTACATACGAGGCTTAGCTTTTGGATTACCGTAATCGTCTAAGTCTTGGGGTTCGGGTTCACCTTGCTCATCTTGTGCCTCTTCAGGCTCAGATTCGTACTCATTTTGATCAATTTGTGGACTTTTTTCACTATTAACTGTTTTTTCCGGTTCGGAATATGCGTCTTCCGGGCTACCCATATCGAGATTATCCTCGTATTGGTGCTCAGGCGCTTCCGGTTGCGACGGCGTTTTGCCGGTCATCAATAAATCATCTATACTGCTGGTATCTGTAGCCATAAATCCCTCTCTTATTGTTGTACTCTATGCGTCAAAATCTTCACCAAGTTATCAGCATGCGCAATTTGTGCATCACTTTGCGTCCTTTGCGTCTCAGCGGCATACCTAAGCTCCTGCTCTTGTAATTTGCCAGCTGCCTCCATCCTTTCGGTTTGCAACTCTTGGAGTTTAAATTGCGCCTCCATGATTATTTCTTTCTCTTTTAGCTCAAGTTCTTTTGCTTTTAATTGGATCTCCTTCTCTTTGTAGGCAGCTTCTTGCGCCATTGCCTGTTGTTCGGGGGATTGTTGACCGGATTGGTCTGGCATCCTGCCTGTTTTTCCTGCTTCAACAATCTGCGGGGGTACTAAAGTTTTTAAACGGTTCTTAATTTCAAGCGTATTCATTAACGGCAAGTTTTCGGCGTAAAGGTCGGCAATTAATGCAAAGGCTTGAGGATCGGCTTTTAATACTTGCTGCAAGCTTTCTAGCGCTTGTTGTTTTTGACCTTCGTAACTTGGGCCGGGCTTTAGACGAACCTCATAGGTTCCTTTACGGATATCGTTTTCAATTAATTCACCGTATTCATCTGCTTGGCGGTTAACGGTAATATTTTTTAAGCCTTCATCTGGCGTCATTAAAGCAATAACACGCTCGGAATCATAAACGCGCGGAATCATTTCGTTTACAATTTCGCCACCTGTAGCAATGGCACGGTTAATTGAATTAAACGCAACAAAGGTGGGATAGCTTCCTTGGCGTGTACGAGCATCAATTGCAGCGCCTGATATCTCGTTCCCTTGGTCACCCATACGTGTTGGGTATAAACCTGTAGACGTATAAAGGTCTTCAATAGCAAGTTGATATTGAGTTAAAAGGGATTGTGACAATTCCGGTGGGCGTATTTGCTCAGGCTTATGACCGTTGGGCGATTCGTCATAAGCAAGTAAGCCTTGCGTATTGTTTGGGTCTTGCCAGTTTCGTTGAGTATCAAGCCCTTGTACGTTCTTTTTGCTTCCTATAAATTGGTCATAACGGCTAATTTTTAGAATATAAGCGGATTGTGTACGCAAATAATTGATATAGCGCTGCGTATCTTTGCAATCACCAAAGAAAGAACGGCAAATTTGTTTACCGTTTTTGTCGTAGTATGAATTTTGGTCTACAAATACAAGCGGTAATTGGTCTGATGGGAATTCGCTTTCATCAAGTACGTAGTCTCCTGCAATTTTATAATGCATTATCTTATGCTTTTTAGACTCGCGCTTTTCCTCGATGCGTACAATTTCCTCACCATCCCAAAGCGTAATAAAGTCAGGGTCAATATCTTTTACCGACATTTCTTCGACTTCTTCGCCTTCTTCTTCGGCGTTTTGTCCTTCAATTTCGTCTGATTCTTCAAGCATAGGCTCGGCTGGGATATCACCGCCTACAAGGGATTGAAGCGCTAACTCATCGCCTCTTTTCATGGACTTTTCAATAAGCTCGTCCATTTCATCTTGGTTTATAATTTTGCCGTTTGATAGTTTATATAACATATCCTTTTCGTACTTACGCACGAAATGGTCAATGATGGTAACCGCTTCATTATCTGCCCAAGTAAAAGGATCATCTCCCTCGTTTGGTTGCACGGCAAGAGCGATTTCTTCTTGAGTTTGGCTTGGCGACATGGTTTTAGATATTTTTTCTTCAAGCTCTTTACCGTAAATCTCCCTAAATTTTGGGCGTGTCATACGGGTAATATAACCACAATGCATCCCATCGGTTTTATTAACACGCTCAGCACCTACATCAAAATAGGTTCGTGTTGCGTCTTTAAAGTGCCGTGGAACAATATCAAGATCAAAGGCTTTGGAATGGATATAGTCGGTATCCCAACAAAACGCGGAATACCCTCCAATAAAGGCTTGAGAAGCTGCAACCTGATAAACAACATGTGCGTTTGTTGAGAACATGATGTCTTTTACGATAAGCTCGCGTATTTTGGCCGTTTCCTCATCGCAATTGGACATAGGAACGACCTGCAATTGTGGGGTGTTTTGTTGCTGCTCACCGCACAAAGTGTTGGCCATCGTCGCCAATTTGTTAGATACTAGCGGAACCTTGCGAAAGGTTTTTAGCATCTCCTCTTCGTCGTCAGTCCATTGCTGGCCTAATACGAAAGTATGCATCATGTGATATTGGTCAATATTATATTTAAAATATTCACGCCATTTTTCACAAGCAATTCTTGCTTTGTGAGCCAGCTTCTCTGCTTTCTTGGCCATGTCTCAATCCTTTGTTATTTTACCCTATATAAACATCCCGGCTGCTTTATCAGGTAGGCGGTTAACCTTGTATCCGCCTTGTTGGTAATACTCTCCTACGTAAAACGTTAATGCTAAACTATCTGCGGTATCAGGCGACTTCATGCCACGCTTTCGCAGATCATCTTTTGATTCTATAACCAATCGCGCGGAACTGTCGTATTTATAACCAAGTGAGGTTAAATCCCCTAGCAATTCATCGCTATCTGGTACTTGTACGGGCAGTTCCTGCGCTAACCACTCACGCATATCATGCCATAGCTCGGCGCGCAAGTTTCTAAATTTATCTTTGTCATTTGCCGAGCGTGCGACATTTACTCCTTCGACCATATCATAGCCAATTTCTATTAATCTATCGACAATGCCGGCTCCTATACCAATACAATCAATACACACTTTAGAAGGTCGCTCTTTATCAATTAAGCGCCTAATTAAACCAACTAGCTCCATCGTGTTTAAATTAAAATGGGTTTCAATGTTATAAGCAAGACGGCCTTTTCGTCTTATGATTGCCGTTCGGTCATGGTCTGTTATAGCAGGGTCTATCCCTATAACCAGAGGCGATTCGCTTTGCACTTTATTTTTTCTAGCGCGGTTAACCATATCGGCTTTGATAAACCTATCGGCTACCGGGTTTCTAAACGCATCAATTGCGGTCATGGGGTATTCAACGTTGAATAATTCCACGCCGGTATCATGGTCTTTGCTAAATTCTAAAAGCTTTCTACGTCGCCAATACAGATGTTCTTTTGTTATCCCGTCTGCTTGGTGATTAACATAAAGCGCCTCTTCTTCATCGGTAAGCCTTGGGTTTTCATCATCACGAAGTTTTGCGGTGTATTCAGGCTGCCAATACCAAGGAATGAATATGGCTTGAAATTCGCTTTGCCCGGAAATGGCTGCCATCCACATGTTGTAAAAGTAGTTTCCGATACCGTTTGCCGTTGACTCAAGGATGATTTCGGTTCCATCCTCGTTTGATACCGCTTGCAATATTCCCTTGGCATGCTCTTCGGCATGAGGCCAATACGCAACCTCCGAGCCGTGGAATATTTGAATGGTTTGTGAGCGACCTACGCTTTTGTTTCCGGCGGTTCCTACGGCATAACTAGAGTTTAGGGAATTGAATTTAAGCTCTTTAGCAGATGAGGTATCAGGCTCTGGGATTAAACCTTCCGGCAAGCCTTCGTAATAGCGCTTGGTCATCTCAAATAAGTTTTTGGTAGCTTCCGCATCGTGTGTGAGAATAAAGGCTTTCATGCCTTCGTGCGTTGAAACAATATGGAAATCGCGCGCCTGTACGTAGGTTGAGCACCCTTGTTGGCGACCTTTGAGAATTAATGCGCGTACTCTTCCGGTTTGTTCCTTTTGTAACTCAAGGCGACCGTGTATGTATTCTTGCGCCCTATTGAGTATAAAAGGTTCTATTCGACCAGATTTAGTTCTAATCTTTAAGAAGTTTTTAGCAAAGGACGGAAGATTGCGCAGTATCTTTACTAGCAAGTCTTCAGACATTCATAGCCTTAACCGTCATACGCTTTCCGCAATGAATGCATTGTGTCGCACTTATTGCACCGTTTGCATCATACTCATCAATCAAAAACCTATGGCCTCGTCGTAAACAAAACCATTTAACCTTCATCCTCTCTATAAATTCCATCTATTCCACCAATTGCTTCCCTAACAATAATTTTTCAACCGCAGACGCGCGCTCCTTTGAATCGTCCTGGTCGGCGGTTCGCCATCTTCCACGTGTTTTAAGCCAAAATATCTGCGCTGATAAATCATCTTGGTTAACCGCTTTGTTATACAATTTTCTAGCCACCTGTGCGTTAGCTCGAACGACGGCGGTATCCAATTCATAACGGTAATACTTTACCAAGGTATCAACGCATATTTTCAAATACGCAGCTATTTCTTCTTGCGTATTTCCAAAGCTGGTCAAAGCAACCACTTCGGCACGTGTTATCTCCGTTGGCACGTGAGGTGTTGGGTCTGGCATCATGCCTCCAAAGTAGCTTTACATCCACTGTAATTTTCGTATCGTTTTACTATTACATCACAATATTTTGGGTCTAACTCCATCATAAGCGCACGTCGTTTGGTTTTTTCGCAAGCAACCATTAACGTACCGCTCCCGGCAAAGGGATCGTAAATATACTCACCAGGGTTAGTATGATGATTGATCGAACGTATAAACAAATCAACAGGCTTTTGGGTAGGATGGGCTGTTTTATCTTTTTCGCATACCACGCTTTGAACATCCCATACGGTCATTTGGGTTCGTCCACCTTTCCAGTTTCTTTCGCCTCCTTTTTTGACGGCGTACCAGCATGGCTCGTGCTTCCAATGATAGTCAGAGCGCGACAAAGCGTGGACATTCTTATTCCAAATAATCTGCTGCTTAATATCAAAACCTGCCCGGCGTAAACCGTCCATAACAACGTCTGTAAAGGCTGAGGCATGCCAGACATAGGCCACATTTCCTGTAAACAACACATAAGCATCGTACCAATCAGCCTGATCGTCGTTTCTAATGTTCGAGTTCTCTTCGCGTTCGGTTTTTTTTGACCCTTTCGCTTTGGCACGCCAGTCCGCTTCATACTTCACCCCATAAGGTGGATCGGTAATCATCGTGTTAGGTTGCTGGCCGTTCAATAGTTTATCAACATCCGTTTGAACCGTGCTGCTTCCGCAAAGCAAACGGTGATTGCCTAAAAGCCAAACATCTCCGGGCTTCGTAACAGGATCTGTTGGCGTTTCAGGTACTTCATCATCACCACAAAATACTTCGGGTAACTCTTCGGGTAAGATGTCGCACAGTTCGTCAATTCCAAACCCTGTTAATTCTAAGTTATAGTCGAAGCCCTTCAAATATTCAAATTGGTCGCGCAAAACGTTGTAATCCCAACCGGCGTTTAAGGCTAGTTTGTTATCGGCAATTACAAGCGCTGCTTTTTGTGGTTCGGTTAAGCCGTCAACGATAATGCAAGGCACTTGTTCCATATTGGAACGTAAGGCTGCTTCCAAGCGCCCGTGTCCTGCAATAATTATATTATTTTCGTCAACTAAAAGAGGGTTAGTGAAGCCAAACTCGGCAATTGATTTAACAATTTGTTCGATTTGTTCTTCAGAATGGGTGCGGGAATTGGCCTTAAATTTGACCAATTCCGCAACGGGTAGTGCTTTATAGTTCCGAAGCAGCATAGGTTATGGGCCTTTTTGCTCGTTACGCTTTGCACCTTCCATCTTGCCGTCAGCTTTGCCGGGTTCGCAATACTTAGGCTGCATCTTGTTTTGGTTTTCAACCATACGACCGTGCATTGAAGACACGCCGTTATAGTGGGTGTTTCCTTCCGCGCCTACGTCGGAAGTGTAATCCTTAACTTCGCTCATAATAACTCTCCGTGTTGATTTATTAATCGATTAATAAACGTGGATGTACAGAATAGCTTCAAGCGTTTTATATCTATCGCATCCACTTAGAAAAGATAGCACAGCCTAAGTTTATCCACAATTTCTGTGAATAAGCGTGTGCGTTTCCCGTTAGAAGGCACGCTGCGCTAAGCAATTGAATAATTTAAAGCAAATCCTCAACTTGCATATTTTCGACTCAAAATACTATTACAAGACTTGACATATATTACAAGTCTTGTAATACTGTCAGAGTACTAACAACGGAGACAACAGTGGAAAAACAAAACGGTGAAATAACAAATGAGTTTAATTTGGGAGATATAACATACGTGTGGCAAATAGAAGGTGGATTGCCAATTTTAAAAGAAACTAAAGTGATAGCTTTGCGTGTTTTTCATGAAAATGTTGAATACGGACTGCTTGATTTAAGCAATCACGATGATCACTACACAATGATGGAACATAATATTTTTTCATCCATAGAAAACGCCATTCAAGTGTTTAACGAAGGTCAAGACGACCTAATTCTAGGAGCAAAAAATCATGAGTAGAACAATCAATGAAATAACGCTTTACGACCTAATGGCTGAAGATTTTAGCGTTTGGGTCGGTAAAAATAAAAGTTTTGGTTTTGACCTTCAAATTGAAGGAGATGACACAACGCTTGCTATTGAAGAGAAGGGGGTTCACCCCTTCGCCATGGAAAGTTTCGCCGACCTTTGCCGACGGTTTTTATATTTCTACGACAAGGTCAAAGCCAAAGAAGAATCAGAGCTTGATGCGTTAATGAACAAAGCACAAATTGACGCTAACCTTGCAAAGCTTACCGTTTTTAAGGTGGCCTAATGGACGAGATAGAGACCTATGGCAATCTCGATTTTATTGTGTATGAGAATTGGCCTAATGCGCATCGTATGAAACCGTTAGGGTTTTGTTATACGATTTACAAGAAAGGAACCAAGCGAATTTTACAAGAATCGCAAGAATGGTTCGAATCAGAAGGCGAGGCACGCCTTGCTGCAATAGGACATATAAGCTTAATACAACAGGGAGTTGAACATGATTAAGTATTTAAAATGCTGGATGAAGGGTCATAGGTTCTTGATGGACTATGTAGCTGAGAAAAATTGCTATACCATCACACCCTTTGACAAATGCAGCTGTTGCAACAAAAGGAGAGGAAATTGGATAGGCAAGAAGAAATTACAAGTTTTTTAGAGAATGTTTCGCTAGTACTTGGCTTTGCGCACGGTAGTTTGGCGACTATATTGCAAAGCCCTGATACTGAATTGCGAAGTCAGATCGAAAAACTAAAGAGCGAGCTGGACAAGCGCGTAAGTAAACTTTATTACGGTGAAGAAATCAAGTAATTTATTCGTAACCTAAATAAACTTGCTTGGCTATTGGCCCTTTGTCAGAGGTGGCAGCGGTAAATCGTACCTTGTCGCCTTCTTTCAATGTTTTAAATCCTTCAGCCTGTATTTCCTTAAAGTGCACAAAATAATCTTTTTTGTCGCTATTAATAAATCCAAAGCCTTTACCTTCGTTAAACCATTTTACAATTCCGTTTTGCATCTTAAGTCCTATATTAAAATCAAATCCTATGGGGTAAATCTTGCGAATTTCGCACGATCTCGTTCTGCCCCTAGTTACCCTATATGTTAATTGGTAGGAGGCTTGTATCGCTCCCCTGTGCCGTCTGCATAGTTGCACATGCCGTTCTCTTTCCAGACTTTGACGTGGCAATCCAATGCCTCATCAGAAATTAACCCGTTTAACATATCCTCTTTGTCTTCAGGACTCAATAGTCGTTCAGAAATTAACCGTGGGGAAACACCGTATTTTATCCCTAAGTTAAACAGCTTCTTTTTGCATTGCTCCCTCGTCAGCTTCTTTTCCACCTGAAATTCCTTTTAAGTGATTTAATACATCTTTCAGAGACTTCATTCCATATCCTTGGGCTGCGGTTTTGGTTATTGCTCTAAAGGCTTGGGCTTCTTCTTCAAATCGGGCTTTTTTTGATGCTTCATAGGCTTCTTCTTTTTGCTTAATTGAATCGTAGGTAAGACCATTGAAGCCGTTCGGTATATTCCATTTCCCTTCCCTGATTAACTTTAATGCGATGTTTATCTTTTTCACTACAGCATTGTAAGAGCGAAGTTCTCCAACATAGAAAACTACCTGATCAATAACTTCATCCTCCACAAAATCTTTTCGGTTAGCAATAACAAGGTTTATATGGTTTTTAATAGAGTCAGTATCAGAAAAAACAGTCTGTGTTTTTTGTTTTTTCTTGGAAACCTCTTGTAAAGACTCTTGTTCTTTATATATGTCTGCACATGGTGCAGTACCCTCTGCATATTGTGCAGTAGGTACTGCATATGGTGCAGGGGTTGTCAAATTTTGTACAGAGTTATCCACAACCCCTGCATTTGGTGCAGTGGTGGTTTCTTCTTGTACAGGTTTAAAAAAGTTGTACGTTTGTGACACAGTAAAAGAGTTGATCTGGCCGTAGCGAAAGTGATAAATGTTGGTGCGTTGGATAATGAAGTGTTCGTGTTCTAATTCGTTTAATACTTCGTAGGTTTTGCGTTCGGATATGCCGGAAAGGTTGGCTAGGTTCTTGACGGTGATCTCTGCTTCGTCGCATTCTTTGTTATAACTCACCAGCTTTCTAAGCTGCCCATACACCTTTAAGGCAAAGGGTGAGAACAAATCAAAAATTATTTCATCTAATATTAAAAAAGATGTTTCTTTTGCCCTTCTAAATTTTACAGATGGCGTATTCATGGTATACTTGCTCCGTTGTAGTTCCTTGGTGAGAACTGTTTTAAGGATTTAACCCACTCTGCCAGGAGTAGGTGTAGGGCTGGATGCCCAACAACTTTTAATTTATTCGATAAATCATTTTGCCCTTCCTAAAATCACTTATAACGCTTATTAATTCTGAGCTTTCAAGACAAGAAACTATATTTAAAGCCTGTTCAAAATCCCAAATGCCCGTTACTTCAATTATATGCTCAATGGTATTAGTAGAATATTCTACGCCCTCGATTTCAACTAAGCTACGTACCTGTTTCGAAAGTAAAAAATCAAAATCTAGAACTGCTAACATGACTGCTTGATCTAAACCATGCGATAAAGCTATTTCTGGTCTTAATTGGTTAATTGCTTGCATTAAATAACCGTTACCCATTCTCAATAAAACTCTTGCTGCTTCACTTCTAATCATGATAACTTAATCCTGTAGTTTGATTTTCATTTGATACTTCCTTATTGGTTCGTTGTAGATGCAAAAAAGGCCGGTTTGTGTCTCCACTTCCGGCCTTTTTAATATTCCCCTGCAGCTTTGAACGCTTCCTGTATTGTGTCTGTAAGAAACTTTTCAACAATTTGTATCTCCGTTGTTCTAAACGTAAATGGTACAGCAAACTCTGTGGTTGCCTTATGCTCTCGATCATAAATTGAATTAGCCAAACGCTCTAAAAGGTCGGCAGCCTTCGCATTTATATCTATAGACATAGATTCTCCTTTGCATTTTAATCGTCCGATGAATTACAATATATACAGTTACACCATATTTCCAAATGCTAATGGTGTCTACTGTCAGCGGCATCTAGCCACCCGAAGGTATTAGCTGCTAACTAATACTTTCGGTCATCTTATAACAAAATAATACCCTTTTACAGTTAACACGACTCCTCAGGCACGAGTTTATTGCGCAAAGATTCTTTTAAATGAATATAAAATTCGATAACTTTAATTGGAAAACCCATATAGTACAAAGGTTCCTCAGGTGACTTTTCGATCATGTATTCCATGTAATCTTCGGATCCAAGAATTTGACGAATGTGGTTTACGTCCTCTAAACGACAACGAATATCCTCGTTTGCGTATAGCCGTTGGACATCTTTCCAAAAATTGATGTGTATTCGGTTTGCTATGACCTTTTGTGCGATGTAATCCCTTTCTACCAACGCCCCGGCAAGCGTATGGTTAATTATTCCTTCAATTTCCACTAGCCCTCTCCTCTAAAGCAATTATTTGTCTAATAATGTATTTACATTCGTCCTCTACAAAATCATAGGTTCTATGCGCAGCCCTTCCACCCCACATATCTAGCGCATCATCCACCCTTCCAAAACTATCAATAATATCTTGATCAATATTGCCAAAATATTTTTTTGCCGTTTCAAAATCGTGTTTATCGTTATAATGTGCGCAATCAAAACCTATCCAAAGATCGTCGCACGGAATCGGTAATAAATCTTTTGCGCCGTGGTCTTTGCCTTCAAAAGTAACGCCACCGTGACAATCAATATCATTGCCATAGTCCCTATTCCCAGCAGGAACAGCAACGTAACCGCAACGATTCCCGTGCCTAGTAAAAGTAATAAGATACTCATAACCCTCGTAGCTACCACCACCTTCAATGACGGCTTGTTCGTGTATAGGTAAATATTCCTTGTCACCTTTCATCTCCAATAGTTTTGTAATGCAACTCATCTTTTCCCCTAGTTTGGCTGTGATTTATCGGCGGTACTTACAAATACCTTTTGCACGCAATCAATAAATATTTTCTTTAAGTCATCAGCAATCATTCCTGCGTCCTCGATAAGGGTTGACATGGAACCCGAATAAAAGCGCAAAAATAGATTCATAAGTATATTATTTGTAATCATTATGATTAAAGCTGGTGGCGGTATGTCCATAAACCGGGTTTTTTCATTCGCTAAGCTCTTGAGTAAGCTCTCCATCATAACAGTCATCAATTCGTCCATAGCCTTGGCGCTTGGATGGTCTTCCGCGCCTACATTTTGCGTAAGACGCATTTCGATCGTGCCTTCTCTCATTTAAACATTCCTTTTTTAAAAAAATAAAATGTGGTTATTCCGGTTCCTAAGACTAAACCCAATAAGCTTCCTAAAACAAAGATTAACCAAGGTTCCGGCAAACGCCACATATTTAATCCAAGAGCCATACCTAATCCGTTAAAGAATATTCCACGGCGGTAACTATGGATAAATTTAATAAGTTTAGTAATCATTTACTCTCGTCATTATCTCCAATAATTCCTTGCTAACAGGCACGTTTAATATGGGTTCGCCTGTTAATCGTGATTCAAGGTCGTCAATTCGGCGCTGCTGGGTATGTAAAATCATGCCCAATTTTTTTATATCAGCAAGCATGTGAATTTGGTCTTTCATTTGCTTTATTTCGACATCGCAAATTCGCCCTGAAATTCCGTTATGGCGCTTTAAGCACATAGCCCAAATAAAAAACCATAAGGCGGTGCAAACGGCAGCGGATAAACCACCAATACAATGAAAAAATGCTGTTAAATAGTCCATTATTCGTCCTTATGATGGTCTTTATAAATCTCAACGCCATCCTCTGCACTTGCAATAGCTTGAACCATTCTATGAAAGCCAATATCAGAAAGTGCAATCCGAATTTTTCCAGAATGAACAACCCCACCTCTTACCAAGCATTTAAAACACTCTTCGTCTAACATGATGCCTTTAGTTTCTTCAGTCATATCCTTCCCTCATATTGCTTAATACATATCGAAATAATCTTTTTAGCCCTGTTAATAGCCATTATATACGCAGCAGACATATTCTTATCAGGCTCAGTGCAGCCTTCAGCTTTTAAGATTTCTTCAGCGGAATAAATCTCTATATCAAGCAGTTCATGACAATGGTGGTCAATTTCATCAAGGATGGCCATTTAATCCCCACAAATCATAGTTTTCAGTTTCTCTTTCATAAACCCTAGGTTATGCTGTCCTTCAAGTAAAGGTTTCATCATCAGATACCAATCTCCAATTTGATAACAAATATGGTCAAGTTGTCGGGTAGTAAAAGGTGCTTGCCTAGCAATTTGATACTCCAACTCAGATGATGATTCACACAAAACAGATTGCATGATACAAGCTGCCTGATACATATCATCCTTGGTTACATCTTTGAAATATTTATCGCTAAAATCCCATAAACACTGAGTTATAGCGCATTTTAATTCGTCATGGGCTTTTGCCACATCTTCTGGACTCATCTCTAAACCTTCAAATAATGTAAAATAATCGGAAGCATCCAACCGCCTACGACCAAACTAATCAACCAGTTCAGCTTTGAATCAATCGATTTAAACTGTTCATCGTGTACCCTCAAGCGCACTTCATGTTCAATGTAATGCTCTTGGTCTTTTGTAAATGTACTCATTTTATCTCCTCTCTTAGACATATTAAGCACTCCGCAATTACCCTAAACGCCCTGATACTAATTAGAGGGTCGTGGTGAGTTAAATCTATTAATTGCTCTAATCTAGCAAACGCCCTGTTTAACGCCTTCCCTTCGTGTTGGTTTTTATAGGCGCGCAGTTCATCAAGTTCCCTTTGTTCCTCTGGTGTCATGTTCCTTCCATTCTGCTTTTAATTCACCGTTTGTTATCCGTTCCAGTTTAAGCTGTGAAGGTTCAGGGATAAAACCCCATTTTATCCAATTTCCCAAAGAAGCCGCTGACATTCCGGTCACTTTGTGGAAGTTATACTGTGTTTTAAAATACTTCTTAACTTCTTTTGGTTTCATACGTTTTCCTCTTATTTGAATAAAGTATATTACAAGACTTGTAATAGGTCAATACTTGTAATATTATCTTGACGTATTACAACACTTGTAATATTATAACCATAGTTTTAGAGAGGAAAAAATGAGTAAGAAAGTATATGCCGATGGCGTTCATGACATTTCAAGCGATGAATATCACGCATCAGAGGGAATTTCACGAAGCAGATTAATGTTACTTGATAAAAGCCCTTATCATTTCTGGTACGAAGTTCTATCAGGAAGAGCTAAAACCAAAGAATCAACACCAGCCATGTTGATTGGATCGCTATTCCATACCATTTTACTAGAGCCTGACAAGTTTGACAAAGAGTATGCGGTTGCGCCAAAGGTAGACAGACGAACAGCTGCAGGGAAAGAACAATGGCATGAATTTGAGGTTTATAGCCAAGGTAAAACTCTTGTTTCGATGGATCAATACGACAAAGCCTATAAAATGGCCTCACAAATTCGAGAGCATGAAATAGTTCAAACGCTTTTAGATGAGGCCGTATTTGAGCAGTCAGTATTTTGGACAGATGAAGAAACAGGGTTGCAGTTTAAAACACGCCCCGATATTTGGTCTTCAAAGATGGTCGTTGACCTAAAGACTACGGCAGACGCTAACCCCTTTGGTTTCCAGCGTTCGGCACTTAATTACGGCTACTTTATACAAGCAGGGATGGCTTACGAGGGATGTAAAGCGCTTGGCAAACCCTTTGAGATGTTTACTATCTTGGCTTGCGAAAAAGAAGAGCCACATGTGCCGGCGGTATTTATAATGGATGATGAGGCATTACAGTTTGGTATTGACCAATTCATAAGCTACAAACGCCGTTTAAAAGCGTGCTTTGATTCCGGCAAATGGCCAGGTTATCCCGTTCAAGAATTAAGCGTGCCAAAGTACGCAACGATTACAGAGGAGCAAGACGATGAGTAACGCACTAGCAAACGTAAACCAAAGCATGATGATGTGGGAAGACAATAAAAAGCTTGAGGAAATACGCAAATTATTTGCGCCTAAGCTATCTGAGATGGAGTTTCAGTTCTTTGTAGGGCTTGGCAAGGCTTCAGGGCTAAACCCCTTCACGCGCGAAATTTGGTGCGTTAAATACCAAGACAATGCGCCCGCTCAAGTATTCATCGGTCGCGACGGTTACAGGAAAGCCGCTCAAGCTCATAGCGAATACGATTACCATCAATGCGATGCCGTTTATGAGAACGACAAGTTTGAAGTAATCAACGGCGATGTTAAGCACTCCTATTCATTAACCAATAGAGGCGCTTTGATTGGTGCGTATTGCATAGCCAAACGCCATAAATCATCACGTCCTATTTATGTATTCGCCGAGCTTAAAGAATATTCAACAGGCAAAAGCTTATGGAATGCTCAAACCGGAAAGCCCGCAACCATGATTAAAAAGGTTGCCGAATCACAATGCCTTCGCGCTTGCTTCCAAGACTTGCTTGGCGGTACTTACGGTGAAGAGGAAATGGGTGAAGGTGCTGAAGGTGGGCCAATTCGTCACAAAGAATCAAAGTCTCAAGCCTTAATGGACAAGCTTAAAGCTGCTAAAGGCCAAGTGATTGACGCAGAGGCTACAGAAGTGATTGAAGCCGAAACAGGTCTTGTTGCTAACAACGAAGAGCTTGAAAATATTCACGCTTTGTTGGCTGTTAAAGAATTTGCCCCTGATAGAGTAAAAGGCGCGCTTGCACATTATAAAGTTGATACCCTTGAGCAATTGACCAGCGCTCAAGCGCAAGACTTCATAGGTATATTAAACAAGTGTCCAGATAAGGAGTAAGGATGAAATTTGACCCAAATGGGGAAAAAAAACTAGAGATTATTTATAGCCTGATGAAAATGTACGCCGAGGGAACAGGCAAGCCTCTGGATTTTAAAAAAGAAGATAAATATGAAATTATTTCGTTTATTAATAAAACAATTCCTTTGCTTAACCATATTGGAGTAAAAGAAAAATATCCTAAAAGTTTTGTTGAAGAATTTTTTAATCTTTTATTTTCTTTTAAACCTAAGGAACAAGCATGAAAGTCGAACAAGTCTACGCTTTTATTTCAGTAGGAGATGAAGGTGAGGGAATTATAGGACAAACGGTTCCGATGGCAGGACAAATGGTATTTATGCCCTTTGTCTGCGCAGATAAAGCACGCATGGAATCACTAAAGCCTATGGCCGAAGAGATAAACAAGCGCACAGGTCAAAAAATTAAAATCATAAAATTTACGAACCGTAAGGAAATAGGGAGGATAGGCTAGTGGCTAGATTGGATATAAAAACCTTGGTTTTGGCTTTTGAAAATAGGATTACAGCGCTTGAGAAAAACCCACCTGATAAAGTACCTATGGCTGTTATTTTAAACTTACTTGAGCGCTCCGTTGAGGAGGTAATTAAAGACCATTTTCTTCACTTAATTCAAAAAGAATTAGAAGGGCTTATCAAAGAGCAATTTGAAGAAATGAAGTCAGACTTTATAAACGAAGTTCTTGAAGATTTACTCGATGACGAAGAATTTAAAAAGAAAATAGGCACACAACTTCGTCATAAAATGCTAAAGGGTTTAATAAATGAATGATGACCATAGTAAATTAATTGCTTTCTTAGTAGAAAAAACAACCAAGGGTGTGCGAAAGCAACTAAAAGGCTTTACGACTCAAATAAAAAATGAAATTGATTATTATGCTCATCGTATAAAACATGAGCGTGAAGAATTTGAGCGTCTTGTAGAAGCTACTCAAAGAATCAGGCGCGATCTATCTGCTATTGAAATGATGATTGACGAAACAAAGAGGCAGTCCAGATTGTTGGCTGAAATGAAAGTATGCTATTCCGATATGAAAAACGAAATGATGGATATGCAATTGTCTATGGTTGAGCATGCTCGAAAGATGGAATCTTACGAACAAAGGAAGGGAGTAAAAAATGACGGAAGAGGTAAAGGACTACCGGATTGAAGTAAAAGTTAAAAATAATAATTTACTAAGGCGAATTGAGGACGCAGGTTATAAAACTGTAGCCGAATTTTGCAAGATGAATAATCATCCCAATTGGCAATCAAAAATAGGTGATTTAATTAACCTAAAGGCTACACCGTTTAATGCCGCAGGAAAATTTAATCGCGTAGTTTTAGGCGTTGCCGAAATTCTAAAATGCTTACCAGAGGATTTATTCACTGAAACTCAAATGAATACAGCCCTTGAATCAAATAAAAAATATATTGAAACAAGCGAAGCTGAAATGCGTTTTATGTTAGAAAATCAGAAAGAAGTAAAAAGCTTAGAGGATCTAACCGAGTTTAATAGATTGCCTGAAAAAGTAAGTGAATTATTAGAAACCTTAACCCCAAGAGAGGCAAAAGTTATTACGTTGCGCTTTGGATTAAAAGGTATGGATACACATACACTTGAAGAATGCAGTCAAACTTTTGGTTGCAATCGAGAAAGAATTAGGCAAATAGAGGCAAAGGCTTTAAGAAAATTAAGGCATCCATCAAGAAGTGAGGTTTTAAAAGAGACTTATTATGACTGATTTAACCAAAGCAAACGGGCATACTCAAATAACCGCCCAAGACCATGTTTTAAACGCCCATGAGTTTCTTAAGGCATTCTTAAATAAATTCGATACGGCAAAGCGTGGAGGCATTCACGACTTTATGGAGATAAGCCTGTTTAATATGATTAATCTTGCTATCGGCAATGTCGATAAATACTTGAGCCAAGGCCATAGAGAGGTTAATGGGAATGAAATCTGCCAAATTGTAGTCGACTCTTATCAAATCATTTTAGATAACATGAAACGCAATATTGAGGGCATGAACGAGGTAACCATGAGATGACGGAATGGTGGCCAACAATAGCAGCAGTACTTCTTGGAGTACCTTTATCAACACATATGCGCCTTAACACTTTAGGTGCTGGCATGCTTTGCGCAGGACTTAATATTTTAATTACATTGCTTGTACCAAAATAAGGAAATAATAAATGAACGATGAACAATGCAACGCACTTATTGAGGCAATTAAAGATTTAACTAGCGCCGTCCATACGGTGGCAGAAAATATAGATAATATTTGTTCTTATTCTGACTATGATTTGCGAAAAGAAGTTAACTTGATAGCCAAAATTCTTGAAGATATTAAGGATTTTAAGTTATGACAATACAAACCGTTTGTTTTTGTGACGAATGCGAAAGGGATCTCGCCGAAACCAGCAATTGTGTTGATTATCGAATAACGATCCAATCCGAAAGAATCCCATCAAAAGGAGGTGCTGTTACATTAATGAATTTGGAGCCACAAATAAATTGCCCTATTCATTTCTGTAGTGAAAAGTGTATGAAGGCTTATTTTAGAAGGGTTTGGCATATAGACAAATAAGAGTTACCTAAATAATTGTAAAAGGATTTTACAGTGAAAGAATTACGACCTTACCAGCAGGAAGCGGTGCGGGAGTGTTGGCTTGCCTTACGTGAGAGCGACGAACCCGTTTTATTAATGGCAAGTGTTGGCGCTGGCAAGAGTTTAATGTTGGCATCAATCTTGCAAACGATGGAGCGTGCGGGGAAACGCGCCCTTTGCTTAGTCAATAACGCTGAATTAGTACGCAATAACTGTGCCACATTTAACGAGCAAGGAGGCCATTCTTCTATATATTGCGCAGCCCTTGGTTGTAAAGATTCGACCGCCCCCGTAGTATTTGGAACCCCTCAATCGGTTCTTAATGGTATAAATAAAAAAGAACCAATAGCCGATATACGGTTTAATATCATTGTGGTGGACGAAGCCCATGCCATTAATTACCTTAATCATCGCTCTGGATTTATGCGTATCTTGCGACATTACAAGCAAGAATATCCCGATATGCGGTTGCTGGGAGCAACAGGTACTAACTTCAGATTCAAAGGAACAGCAATCGTTGGAGAGGATTGTCTTTTCAAAAAACAAGTCGGAAACATTACCACCGAATCTCTCATCGAAACAGGATACCTCATTGATCCTAACTTTGAGGTGGACAGAAAACTAATCATAGACTTTTCTAAAGTTAAAATTAAACAAAACGGACAATTCGATGCAAAGCAATTAGAATTGGTCGTTTCTGAAAACGCTCGCTTAACAGAGCTTATCTGTAAGCAAGTCATTCATATCATGGAAACCCAAGCCAGATATGGGGTTTTTATCTTTGCGACAACTAAAAAACATGCTGAAGAAATCATAAGCCATCTTCCGGCCAACGAATCAGCGTTAATTCTTGGAGAGACACCTCAAAATGAAAGGACTGACATTTTGGACAAAGCTAGGCGAGGCGAAATTAAATACCTTGTCAACATTGCTATTATTAGTGTTGGTGTTGACGTTCCTGCTTACGATACTATTGCTTATCTTAGACCAACAGAGAGCCTTGTACTCCTTGTCCAAACAATGGGCCGAGCATTGCGACTCTCTCCACAATCATGGAAGAGATCGGCCTTGGTGCTTGACTTCGCGGGAAACATCGAGCGCCATAGCCATTGGGACAATCCAATCTTATTAAAGGCGTTGCAGCAAACCGAAGAGGAAGACAGGCCACGCCCTATCATATGCCCAAAATGCCAAGAAAATAATAATGACACAGCTAGGCGATGCGTTGGCGTTAATAATAAAGTGAGGTGCGATTATTATTTTGAGTTTAAGGAATGCCCGAATGAAAACTGCATGGCGCAAAATGATATTGCAGCACGCCATTGCCATACATGCCAAACAGAAATAATCGATCCCAATAAAAAACTTAATCTAAACAAAATGGCCAATAATGACGAGGATAAAGAATACCAAGTCTTAAACGCTAAATACGGCATATCAGATGCCAAGACCGGAAATTTTAGAGTCAATTGCATGTACCGGTGTAAAACACCAAGCGGTAAAATTATGACCTTTTATGAAAACTACACGCCATCTAGCGATAAAGCAAAATATGTTTTTTATGGCCAATTTATAAAGAAGCATTGCAATACACCATCTGATTGGTATCCCCATATTGCCGACCGCAAGAAAATGGTCGATATGCTCCAATTTGTTAACACGCCTGAGATATTGCTGATAAAGTCCGAAGGGAATACTTACAAAATAAAGAAAAAGATTTTCAAAGAGAGGGAATTATATGAATCTGGACAAGACATTTTGCGGTTCGCCGCAGTGTAAAAATGAATGCGGACGAAAATTGCCGGATGACTATTACAGTAATATATGGAAAGATCCTGCAAGTTACGAAGGACATCTTATATCTTATGCTTACTTTTGCGGCGATCCTGATAATACACACGTCGTAAACACGTTTAATAAACCTGTCGAAAAAGGAGATTAATTTAAACATGAATGCCCATATTTTTAAATACGAATTACCTTTAATAGATGATGTGATTGAATTAGACTTGCCAGATAAATACGGGCTTTGTGATATCCATCCTGTTGGTGATAAACTTTTCATGTGGGCTGTAGTAGATATTCATACGCAACTTGTGAAACGTTATTTTAAAATTGTTGGAACTGGTCACTTAATAACAGACATCGAGCATCTATATTTTTTAAGAACGGTAGTAATGCCAAATGGGTTAGTTTGGCATGTTTTTGAAATACAAGAATCTAATGTCTAGTTACTGTAATAATCAGACCTAAGGATTACCAAATAACCTAAGTGCTTGTTTTATCTGCATTAATTAAATAAATACGTAAAGCCCAAATTGGTGCAAAAATTGGGCTAACAATTTGGTTAATTTAACTACAGTTTTTTGGCATATTAATAAAGCAATTTGTTTCACCGCTCTTCAAATAGGTCAGTATGACTTCTTTTGCAGCATCAAAACCCCAAACAGCAAGCGCAAGGTAACCACGAGCGTTTTTACGGTCAATAAATGCCACCTGCTCCGGCAATAATTTGCCTTTGCCGACTTTTAATTCCAACCATAGTCCGTGATACCCTCCGCAAGGTAATGCCAAATGAAAATCAAGCACACCTTTTTTTACGCCCATACGTTTTAAGGTTTTGGCAGCTTGCCACTGGTTCGGGTTTTTTTTCACATCGAAAAAGCGCTCGTTTGCAAAATGATGCAAGTCTTCGGCGTATTCGGGGAAATTATGCTCAAACCAGTTGACCGTATTAATATGATCAATTTGCTCTGGTTTAAGCGCCATACCCTTCCCGTATCATAACCGCGATAGATTTTGCCCTATCACCAACTTGAACCGCCCATTTACTATCTAGAGCCTCTTTTGCAGCCAACGTCCAATCCTTAGCTTTAATAGAGGCAATCATACGCTTAAAGCCAAGTAACCGTGGCAAGCCTAAGTTAAAGCACATATTAAATAGAGCATCTTTTACGGAAGGGGGTGAATCTAGATACCATTGACAGGTAAGTAAATCTTTTTCGGTACGCTTCATATCGTTTTCAAGCATCAATTCTGCTTCGTCTTTTGATATGCCGTTGTCTTGAAGGTTACGACCATAACCTATTGTTAATTTTCCTGCGGTACATATATAAGGCATATTCTCATAGCCTTCGTCATGCTTAAGCCAACTCTTTAACTTTTCCTTGTTCATTAATAACCCCTCTCTGGATTAATGAATAATAAGGGCATCTATAAAAGCATGCCCCTATTTGCCTCAAATTAAGCAGCAGCGCGAATCAATTGATAATTGATTACAGCATCGTTGCCCGGATCGGCTGAGAAGGTAACAGTTAAGGTATCGTTCGTAACAACAGCTTGTAATACAGTAACGTTGTTTGTACCGTTATCGACTACTTGTACAAACGCTCTATCGCTTGCAGCTAAAGCACCTGCAACAGCGAAAGCTTCGGCAGCAGCACCACCCACAGTTGTTACTTGGCCGTGAAACTTAATGACGGCACTTGGGGTAATACCAGCGGACAACATAGCAAGGTCAATAGCTCCTGCTTGAATTGTTGTAGCCCCTGCGTTACTTATTGCAACGTCGCCTGACATAGCCACAGCCGTTGCTACGTTTCCAGCGCTACCTACTAAAATCTGAGCACTTGGAAGAGCGGCAAGTTTGCTAAAGGCAATAGCAGCAGCAGCGTTAATATCTGCGTTGATAATTGCACCGGCTTGGATGGAAGTTACCCCTGTGTTGGTAATTGCTATATCACCTGTCATAGCGACAGCTGTAGCAACGTTCCCTGCAGAACCCACTAGAATTTCAGCGGATGGTAAAGCAGCTAACTTACTAAACGCAATCGCTGCAGCAGCATTGATATCAGCGTTAACAATAACGCCAGCAGCAATACCAAATACACCGGTGTTGGTTAAAGTAATGTCACCAGATGGGCTAACGCCTGTTGCTACGTTTGCAGCATTACCAACGAAGATGTCTCCATCTTGTAAAGTATCTGCCAAACCGCCTGATGGGTTTAACGCATCAAATGTATTGTTAGCAGCATCTCTAACAAAAAACCCAATTTGTGCTGGTGAATAATAAATCAAGACTAAATCAGTATCAGTCCATTGAAATTCACCGTTTTGAAGCAACGCAATATCAGCAGCAATATATTGGTTAGTTAAATATCCTGTAGTTGTAATATCTGCTAAAGTGTTGGTACATACCATCGCCACAATGTTAGGATCGCCAACGAAATATCGTCCTAAGGCAGTGACGTTTGCACCTGGTGTTGTGCTAATAGCCATGAAACAATCTCCTTATAAGTGTTAATTTGATTACCGTATCTTTCTACGTCTCATCCTATCTAAATCATCTACACCTAAAAAACCTTCCTTTTCTACCATAGGATCAGAATCTTTCAATTGACTATTCCGAGCAGCCTTCGCTCTGTCAATACACTCATTATACCCATACTCTGTATTTCGTACAGCACCTGCTTTATCATTCCGGTTGACCGGTTTGTCTTCATAAGCCATGTCAGTCTCCTATTAATAACAATCTTTTTTCATAGGTTTCTTGGACGGCTTTTTCATATCTTTAGCCTTTTTCTCAGCTTTCTTCTTCATCACCATCTCCTATTTTGCCATCGCCATTCAAATCAATATTTAATTTTGATTCGGCCCATTCGATGATTTGACCACCGAATTCTTTTAGCTCACGTAAAGCAATTTCTTTCATCTTTGGGGATGCATCTATTAATTCTTGTTCAATAGCTTGCAATAGGTGATTTCGAATAAAGTTAGATAATAGGCTCATTTCTTTTTTCCTTCCTTAGATTTACCCAAAATCTTATTTGCTTTCGCATCAATTTTGGCTTTAGACGAAGGGCTTAATTTGCCCTTCGCTTCCATTTGTGTTGCACGCGCTTTTGCATTAGCAGCGTGCGCCTTATCAGGCATTGGATATTTCTTTTCGCCGGGAAGACCAAAGTCACTCTTTGGGAGCTTCGACCTGCTCTTGCTGCTCAACTTCGCCATTGCTTTCTCCCTTGCATCCGCAATCTTCCTCTTTTTTCTTTTCAGCCAAAGCATCCTGAGCTTTAGCCATCTCTTGGGTTGCTAATACTTTAAGTTGTTCCTCTAATACCGCAATAGCACCAACGCATTGTTGAAACGTTTGTGCAGCTTGATCGCGTTGAGCCATACAGCTTTGTAGTTGCTGTCTTATCACTTGTAAATCTAATAACATTACCTCTCTCCTTTTTATTAAAAATCAACTTGGCCATGTAATTACAGGGAATTCTGTTATAAATTCTTCTAACGGAATTAAAGGTCTATCACCATTTAGGAATTTTGGCAATTCCCCTAACACATACACCCATACCGAATCACGCCATGCCAAGAAGGTATGTGCCTCTTCGCTCCAAGCGGGTATAGTGCTGTTCAAATAACTTAAGCAATATAAAGAGGATTCATAGTCTCTTTGTGTTGCTACATCATTTAAATAGGCTTGAATGCCATATTTGTATTCGTTCAATATTTGCGGGATATCAGGGGGTGTAATGACCGGAGGCGCTAACACACCATCAATATACGTCCATCCGGGTACACAATTGTCAGGACAATCAACCCAGAATAATTCAGGAGCAACCTCAAAGGTGGTCTCCTGAACCTGTATCACTTTTTCTTGAAATATAAGAGCTTTCATAATTTATCCTTATCCTATGAATTCTGTGATTACAACAATCCCGTCAAAACCTGTACCACCGGATGCGTTTGAAGCGTTTGTACATAGGCCACCTGAACCGCCACCACCATAAGCTGTACCATTTGCCCCGGTTTGTGCGGTTGTTCCATTTCGTTGATAACCGCCTCCACCAAAGTATGAGCTACCACCAGCACCAGATGATCCAGCTTGTGCAGAACCGGATGTTATGGAATACAATCCTTGGTCACCGTTGATATTAAAGCCACCGGAAGCGCCAGCCCCTCCCGATCCTCCGGGAATAGAGCGAAACGCGGTAGAACCTGTTAAACCACCACCGCCGTTTCCACCTGTTGCAGAAAGTATTGAACCAACGCTTGAAGTACCACCGGGGTTACCACCACCCCCTGCACCACCACCGGAACCACCTGTGCCAACAGTTACGGATTGACTTGCGCCAACGGTTGCCGCTGTGACTACTTCACGCGAATAACCACCGCCACCTCCACCGCCACCACCGCCTAGCGAGTTAGCAGCACCGGCAGCGCATCCACCTCCACCGCCTCCTGCGCCAACGACCTCCATGATGCAATAATCCATACCGCTTGTTGGAGTATACGTTCCGCTTGATGTAAATACTTGCATAACAACGCTTGTAAATCCTGAACCGCCTGATGGGGTAGCCCACGTGCCATCACCGCGCCAGAATGTAGTGCCGGATGCAGATGTTCCGCTATTTAAGTTGGTTACAGGTAAGTTTCCTGTTACACCATTACTTAAGTCTACTTGCGCCCAAGCAGGGTTATTTGAACCACCAGTATTTGATAAATAACGGGTAGCCGATGCATTCTTAGCCAAAGCCGACAAGGTATTAGCAGCACTTGCGTATAAAATATCACCTTGGGTTAAGCTTCCAAGTCCTGTGCCACCACGGGTAACGGCAAGTGTTCCTGTCCATCCAAGGGTAAGTGATACGGCTTGAAGCAATGCGGTTGATGGCGTTCCACCAAGCGTAAGCGTGACGTTTGTATCATCCACTCGCGTAAGCGCTGCTCCCGATGGTAACTGACTTGTTGTTGCCAAAGTACCGCTTGTTGGGAAGGTGACACCTGTTGCTCCTGTCATGGTAAATGTGGTGGCAAAAGCGCCCGATGTGGTTAAGTTTCCACCCAAAGTAAGCGTGTTTATGCCGTTATTAACCCCTGTTCCACCATACGTTGGGCCAACGACACTGCCTTGCCAAACGCCTGTGGCTATTGTTCCAAGCGTTGTTATAGAAGCTTGTCCAACATATGCGGCATCAATATCAATTACAGGCGCTGTTCCACCGGTTGATGTAATACGGTTAGGCGTACCACTTACGGATGTAACCCCTGTTCCCGGAGGTGTTGACCAAGTACCATCGCCACGCCAGAAAGTTGAGGCTGAGGCCGAAGTACCTGAGTTAAGGTTTGTGACGGGCAAGTTACCGGTAACCCCTGTGGTTAAAGGTAAACCTGTACAGTTTGTCAAAGTACCTGAAGTTGGCGTGCCTAGTAAGGGTGTTATTAACGTAGGTGTATTAGCACGAACAGGTGCGCCACTACCGGTAAATGCAACCATCGATGGAATGGAGGAACCATCGGTGACTAACATCGAATTGGCAGCCGGCGCTAAAATAGCCAACGTTGAAGCGTTTGAGTACACAATACCGCCGTTTGCAGCGGTTAAATTAGCCCCTGTTCCACCGTTTGCAAGGCTTATAGGGAATTGGGCTGTGTACTGAATAAAATCAATTGGATCGGTTCCTACCGTTACCACGGTTGCGGTTTGAAGCCATGATGTTCCGGCATTATCGGTTCCACCTAATAATACAGGGACGACTACTCCGGGAACAATCTGCGAGGCTTCGTCGAAGTCTGTAGCACGAGTTAGTACCCAATCAGTTGCACCAGAACCAACATCGGTTACAGTATAAACACCATTATATGCAGAGGTGGTTTGGTTTTTAATTAATACCCGCTGCCCTACACTTGGGTTAAGACCATCAATTGCAAAAACAACTTGCGCCCCGGCGTTGGTTAATGTGTCACCAATACCGCCGGCTCCATTATCAAAATAAGTAACGGTATAATCTTCGGCAGGAGTTGTTGCTGCAACCACGGCTGATAGAAACGAAAGACCGCTTGCAACGTTATCAATATAAGTTTTTAACGATAAAGCGCTTGCTAGGTTATTCGATGTAGCCGTAAGCATCGTATCATCGTTAATAATTTCATCAACGCCTTGAGTTGCGTTAATTTGAAACGTGCCGTTACCATCTAAGTCAATGTTTAAATTGCCGTTGGTATCAAGTGTGGAGATTGTATTGCCTGTGATCCGAATGTTATCAATATCAAATTGACCGCCAACAAGCGTTAAGTTTCCTGCGCCATCGGTGTTAAAAGCTGAATCACCACCAAATACTCCGGCATTGTTATACTGAATATTGCCGTTTACGCCACCAGCACCTGATCCTACAGACGCATCGACATAGTTTTTAATTGATAAGGCTGTTGCTAAGTTGGTAGCCGTAGCTGTTGCCATCGTATCGTCATTGATTATGGCTTGAACCGCTGTGGTTCCTTGAATATTAAATGTTCCGGGTAAATTAAGAGTTGATGATAAAGTAAATACAGGGTTAGCCGTACCTGTACCGTTCGCAATATCTACTTGGTTAGCCGTACCTGTAAGAGTTCTTGATATTAAAACGCCTGTAGCGGTAGTAACGCTTACAAAGCCTGTCGCTAAATCATCAAGAAACACACCGTTTACAAGTGTGCCGTTATCCGTTTGTGATATGAGGTTTGCGTTTGCTAAGTCTTGAACGAATTTATTTAAAACCGTTCCTTGGTTTTCTAAACCAATTAGGCTAGCCCCTTCTCCTGCTAAATGGCTTGCAAGCAAAGGCAAAATATCAGCGCTTGATTCAATTGTGATCCAAGACGCTGTTGTTGGCGAATAGTATTCGTATAATTCGGTTGTTGTATTAAACCGAAGTCTAAAATACATTTCAGCGGCTGGCGCTGGCCTATCGCCTGTTGTTCCGGGCGCTAATAGGGGGAACGGGTTACTAAACCGTGTATTAACGGTGTTGGTGTTATCAAGCCCCACCGTGGTTTGGTTAGGCTCTAAATCGCCCCCACTAGCAAATTCACTAAACTTAATAGTCTCAATAGCCATCACTAATTCCTTGTGATTATTCGATTAAGAGCCTTGTAATTGTCTTAAAGAAACACCTACATAGGCGGTCGCATCCGGCGTAATTAAGTGTATCACGTCGCCACCTCGCACATAACGCTTCTCTGGGCGAAATTCATTGTATTGCTCATCTTCAACCGTACCACCTGCAGGAACCCCTGCAACCGCATTTTTTCGTACAAATACGTTAGACGTTGAGGTGTAACTAAACAATGCTTGATATTGCGTTGTTGCGGTTCCCGGTACGGTAATTGTATCGTCGGTATTCGCAGCTAAAGCTACCTGAAAGCAGACATCGCTAAAAGGTAAGGTTTCATCATAGTTGCTGTTGTATTGAATGGCCATCATTAGACTCCTAGTCGTGAATTTGCGATGTAATGAAACAAAATCCCTGCTGTTGCTGCCGTGGATGAGGATATTGGGCCAACCATAG